GTTCCCACATGGTGGCCAGAGACATCCCAAGCAATTGCCCCTGCGCTACTGATCCGGCACTCACAAACTGCTTGCGCCGCTTGCGATACTTGACTCGCGTATAGGAGGCCCGCGCCCGCCATTCACGATAGGCATGGGCATAGGGCCGAGATCTGCCTCTCAGCTTGATACCGGCCAGCTGGCTGATGGTACGGGTTCCGCCGGCAGAGAATTGCTTTTTGCCGGCCGTGTAGAACAGATCACGATATACGTCAGACGGTGTACGCACAGATCGGGCCGATGATTCGATCTCGCCCTTCACCATCTCGGCCGCCTTGGCAGTGATAGCCCAGAGACGTTCTCCGGTGCCGTCAACCTCATTGGCGATTGACTTGACCCTGTCCATGATCTCCTTGAGACCGGAGATTTCAATGGCCTTTTTGGATAATAGCCGAGGCATTACGCGACCTCCAGTAGCGGGCGACAATACAGTTGGCAGTACGGCCCCTTCAGGTCGATGCCCTCGGTAATCGCCACAATTTCATAGCGCCGTGCTACGCCCTTGTAGTCGGTTGTTAGCCGGCAATTCTCGTCACAGTAAGTCGGCCGCTTGGATAAGCGGATATAAAGCATGTCGCGCAAGATCTCGCCTCCGCCGGCCAGGGCATCCTCGCCAAGGTCGCTTCTGGTTGTCGCCGGTGTCACCCATGCCCACAGCACCGCAACGTCCTGCCACGTCACCTGATCCTCGCCAGTAGCCTGGCGAGATCGGACTGGCCGCCACAATGTGATCCTTCGGCGCATCGTCTCACCTCAACATCGCTGCCGGCATGGCGCACGATCGCAGCAGGTCTTTCACCCCGTACGGCGCATCCGTCACCATCCCGCCCTGGTCCCTGCGGTGCCACCAATGCGAAACCAGCAGCATGATCGCCGCTTCCTCGGCTGGCATAAGGCTGGCCGGTGTGATGGTTCGCCAGTTGATGACAACATTGCCGGAGAGAGGCTTGCTGAATGCAAGCACTCCAGCGCCTGGCCAGACGTCAATCTCGGGGGATTGCACAGGGACTCCGTTTACGGTGACTGTAATGTTGGCGCTATCCAAGGTTGGCCTTAGCAGCAGCCGATCCATGCCCTCGGCGTAGATGCGGGATTCGTAGTGTTTGCCGGTATAGTCCCTGCCGGTGACGGTCTCGGCGTAGTCCAGGGCCGCCAGGGTTAATGCCTTGATGGTCATTTCTGCCTGAGTGTCTCCGGGATCCAGAAATATCCCGAGATAGTCGGCAACGGTGCTGATGCTGACAGGCAACGGTGCTGATGGGTTCGCGATGCCAAGGCAAGTTGTCATTGTCGCACCCCTATGTTGTTTGGCCCCAGCCAGTCAACCGGCCGGCTGGGGCCGCCATGTGTTCAGTTGGTGGTATTTTTACGAATTGAACTCGCCGTACACGAACGCGCCCGGGCGCATCACACACAGTGCCAGCCGGACTTCACCACGGATGGAAATCAAGCCCTTCTGGAAGTTGTCGGCGTGTTCGGTCGAGATCTCGATCGACACAGCACCCTTCTGCCGAACGACGCTGGCCGCCGGCGACAGCGTGCCAACGAGGAAGCGGTCAACGCCCATGCCCGGGGTAACGATCACGTTCAGGCCGTAGATCTTCTCCAGGTTGCCGGCCGGGCTGAAAATGTAGGCGTTGTTGGAATCCTTCTCACGGGCGATGGCCCACAGCGCGGCCGGAGACAAGACAACCACATCCGGCTGGTTCGTCGAGGCGCAAGTGCCGGCAGCGCGGGCGATGGCATCAAGCATCTTCTCGCCGGTGCCGGCCGTCTGGTACGTCGCTGCCTGGCTGAAACCAGCCAGGTTCGCGCCCGTGCCATCGCCGTTGATCAACTGAGAGTCAATGGCCGCCACAAGGCTGTCGTTGATCAGCGCAGACACCTGAGACTCCAACCCCGGCAGGTCCTCCAACACCTGCTTGGACGTCGTCACCATCACGCCGACAGACCTCAAAGGCAAGGTGACCAGCGTCGAGGTCGGATCAGCGCCAGGGACGGCCGCACCCTCAGCCGTGGCCGCAGCGGTGGGCACGCTGAGACGCGCAAACTCCACAGCGCCGGCATCGCAGGGAACCACCGTCAGCGCACCGTAGAGACGCCCCGCAGCCGTGCCGGCGCTAAACACTCCCATGTGTTCCCGGGTCGTGCCAAGGTTGGCCGAGGTCAGGGCTTTCGCCTCGATGGTCAGCACTGCCCGGCCGCTGCCCTTCCGGCGCAGCAGGGCGAGATCCTCGTTGGACTCCAGCAGCGACTTCAGCGTGATGTTGCCGGAATTCTGGATGGACTTCTGGCTGTAGAGGCTGTCCACCATCTCCTTCAGTTCGCCGTATTGGTTCTTCAGGTTGTCGATTTCAGACAACCGAGACTTGGATTCGTTGACAAAAGCCTTGATGTCGTTCTCAAGGCCGTTCAGAACGTTGTTCAGATTTTCCATTTTTTCTCTCCTTCTTCCTCCTGTTAAAGGGAAACTTGATTTGTCAGCAGCAGGAGTTTTGTCCGCAACGCCGACAGCCTGATCGCCAAGATCGGGCTTTTGATTTCTTCCTCCAGCTTTCGCGCTTCATCGGCCGCCTTGACCTCGGCGACCCTCGCCTCAGGGTTCGCGGGCACAGCAACAGCGCTGACTTCGAGAAGCGTGCCTTTGCTGATGATGCGAGTGTCGCCCTCCCATTTCCATTCAAGTGGCAGGAAGCCGATGGAGAGGCCGCTAATCGCGCCCATCTTCATCAGCGCATAGACGTCTTTGCCAAGAGACGTTTCCAGGGCAAGCTGACCAATGCACCCAATTCCTGCCGGCGTCTCGGCCACATCCACAACGCCGATAGCGTATTCGTGTTCGTGGAGTAGTGGCAGCCGGGATTTTGTAGCGATCGATTCGGCAAACGACCCAGGCATGACGATATCGCCGGCAAGGTCGCGGATGCCGTACACGTTGGCGATACCGCTAAACACTCCCTGGCTGTCGACTTCTTTTATCGTCAGGTCAAATGATTTCCGTTCCATCTCAATCTCCTGTAGTATTCTGGATACGGCCAGCCGGAAACACTTGCATGTTCACGGGGATGTGGCGAACGTCGCCGTCGGCAACGGCGTCGAGATTTTCAAGGCGTCTAACCTCATTCACCGTCAATACTCCGCGGTCCAGCAGGGCCGAATATCCCTTGGTGCGGCCCTCGTAATCGCCTCGGAGTAGGGCTGAGAAATCGAATTCGGCGTAGTACTCCTTGCGTTCTGCGCTTGATAGCAATTGCCGATGGATTGCCATTTCCCAATTGCGCGCCCAGTAAAGCAGGCAATGCTGGACGAATTCGAGAGACTGATGTTCGATGTTCGAGAATGTCGCGCGATCAAGTTCTCCGAGTAGGTGTAGAGGCACACGGAACCATCTGGCAATTTCCGAGATCTGGAATTTCCGGCTTGTCAAAAATTGGGCGTCCTCGGGCTTGATCCCGATTTGCTGATACTCGATCCCACCAGTCAGCACAATTGGCCGATGGGCGTTGTCGGGATTCGAGTATGCAGCATCCCAGGCTGCGCGGAATGCTTCGAGATCTTGTGGATTTTTGAATCCGGCTGGATGCCTCAAGATATAGGGCAGCCGTCCACCGGATTGGAAGAACCTCTGGCCGTATTCCTCCATCGCGCCGGCGAGGGCGAAGGACCTACGGGCCAACGAGATGATGGATTGGCCTACGATGCCATCGCCGGGGCCGCGCAAGTGGAAGATCTCGGATGCTGGCCGGTCTGTTCCTGACACTCGGTAGATCAGCTTGCCGGCATCGTCCCTGCGGACGGAAACCTGATCGGGATGGATCGGTCTAAGCGCGATCACTCGCCCGCGAGGCGCACGGATGATCTCGCAGAATCCGTTGCCGTGCAAAAGCACCGACATCTGCATGTAATGGCGAAAGTCCAGGGCTGACTGGTCAGGGTTGGGCGAATCGTGCAGCAGCGTATAAAGAGGATGATCCTGCGCCCTCTGCCGGCTGCCGTCTGCCAGACGGCGGTAGAGATGCAAAGGCAAAAAGCTAATCGGATCAGAAATCGCCCTGACACACGCCCAACATGCCGAGATCGCCAGGGCCGGATCGGCTGTGGAAGTGGAGATGCCCCCGCCCGGCAGGATGGCAATGGGCTGCCATGCCTTCTGTTGCCGGCCCGAGAAAATGCCTGCGATCTTGTCCCAGAGTTTCATAGTACGATGATTCCTGGTGTTACAAGCCCAGTAGTATCAGATGATCCAATGCCTCGCCGGCCCGTTCCGGCGATCCCGATGGCCATGATTGCTGCCACGATGCCATCGATTTTCCGGTCACTACTAGCCTTCCTTGGATAAATGTTGTCCTTCGTGTCAACATGGCAAACCGTGTTGGCGGCCATCCAGCGCAAACAGGGATCCGGCGCAATGCGGATGCGCCGGTCAGCGATAAGTGCTTCGAGATGGCGCATCGCAGGACTCATGTTGGCAACGGTCTGGCGGTACTCCAGCGCCTCAAGGCCACGGTCACGGAGATGCTGTGCTAATTGTGCCGATTGGTAAGGATCTAAGGCGATGCCTCTGATGTCCAGCCGGCCGGCAAGTTCCAGCAGGAATTTCTCGATCAGGTCAATGTCCAGCGCCGCGCCTTTTTGCAGTGTCAGCGTGCCAGATGCGGCGAATTGACGGTAATGAGGTTGTTTTTGTGCTGTATTTTCAGGGGCAAAGTGCTGCGCAAGCAAGTAATACCTGTCGCCATCATAGGCCAGTATCGCCACACTCGAAATGTCAACCCTGGTGGCAAGATCCACGCCAATCCAGCACGGCATGTTGCCGATGGCGTCGATGGTCAGCGACTTATCTACGCAAGCATCCCATGCTGACATATCAAGCCAGGCCGAGTTAGCCTGCTGCCAAATGTTCAGGTGCTTTGCGAGGAAATTGTTTTTGGCTGATGGTGTCGCCTCTGCGCGATGGGCTTTGTCGCGGAGGTCATCATAGGATACGGTAGTCCCCAAAGAAGGATTTGCCTTGATCCAGCATCTCTCATCTCGCCAATCGTCCTCTGGGTCGATCGAGTAGATGATGGCGAAGTCGCGATCATTCTCCAGCCGATCCCCTGGCAAATCTGTGTACTTTCTGAGGATCGAGAGGGAGTATTGAAATATCTCGTATCCAATTCCTTCGGGTTGACTGCCAGCCGTTGTAATCCCGAAAATCAATGGCTGCCTTCTTGCACCTACAGACGAAGATAAAACATCCCAGACTTCACGCGTCTTATGAACATGCAATTCGTCCACGATGGCGCAATGAGTATCGAGACCCTCAAGCGTTCTGCTGTCAGAGGATAGAGGCATCAATTTCGATAATGTGGGGTGGTGTATGATCCTGTGCCTCTGCGCCTC